TCACCTCGACGGTCTGAACCGACGCGGTGATTGCAGCACCCTCGGCGACAGCCCGCGCCCTTGCCTGCTCGGCAGCCGCAGTTGCGGCGGCCGACGCGGCGGCAGCACCACTCGCCTGCTCGACGGCGCGGGCGTACGTTTCCTCACTGATGGCACCGGCCTGCCGAAGCGAGGTGAGGTTTGCAAGTTGCCTCGCTCGCTTCTCCTCGGCGGTCGCCACCGACTCGGTGAGCCTTGCCCCTTCCGCGAACGCTGCCGCCTGCTGCTGTGCTGCCTGCGTGATGGCGTTGAGTTCGGTCGCGTACTGCTCGGCCGACACTTGCCCGGTCTTGAGGGCGCTGTTCAAGAAAGCGACGTCGGTTGCGACCTGTTGCTGTGCGGCAGCGGCGGCGCTGCTCGACCCAGCGAAGGCGTCGAACAGCCTCGCGGCACCGGACGCCTGCTTGCCGAGGTTTTGAAGAACGCGGTCAACCTGCGACAGACCCTTGGTCATGCCGCTGGCGCTGGCCGTGAACTGCACGCCGAGTGCGATCGCGTTCGCCATTATTCAGCCAAGTCCCTTGCCATTCGCTCAAGGTTTTCCCGCATCTGAATTTCGTGCTGCGGTGCCTCCTGCACCGGGACGAAATCGGCAGACTTGGGCGTGCGACCGCGAGGGCAGTACGGAGCGAGGCTGGCACTCGCCAGCAGGCCGGTCTGCCGCCACTCGTCGGGCAGTGGGTGGTAGTGGCGATGTATGGCGATCCATTCCGCGAACTCCCTGCTGTCCATCTCGCGGCACAACTCCGCGACCGTCTTCTTCAAATGACCCGCCAGACGGAACAGGAAAACTCGCGTCGGGCGGATTGCTAGTTTTTTGCCAGTTCCTCAACGTCCTTGTCGGTGAGGGCGTTGTGCTCCATCGCACGCTGCCACACGCGAGCCATCACCTTGGCGGACTTCCTCGCCAACTTTTCTATCTCGGCGTCGGAGAACAGCCGCTCCCCCTTGTCGTCGCACAGGCACTTCGCAAGAAACTTCGTGCGGAAGTTTTCGACGCCCTTGCTCTTGTTCAGCACCCAGTCGTTTTCGTATGCGTCGCGCTCGCCGCACGTCATGACTCGCACGTACACCGTGCCGCCCCACTCGGGGACGGAGACTTCCAGAAGCCCAAGATCGTCAGCGGCGAGAATCTGCTCTTTCGTGAGTGGCATTGCTTTACCCTATGAGTTGAAACGTGGCCGAGTATTTCGTCACGTCGTTGACCTGTGCAGACTGCGAGTTGCTCACACATACTGCATTGCCTGTCAACGAAAGCCCACCACCGGATACAGTCAGCGTTCCGTACGATCCGTATCCGTAGGGCTGACTGCCGAGCATCTCGACCGTCACCGTGCCGAGTTCGTCGGTCCACGAAACGCCGCGACCTTTCGGCAGGCTTCCGCCAACGTCGACTGATACGCTGACCACCTGCGTGGCAGCAACGCCAGAGAAACTCACCGACGCACCTTGCGAGTAGACCGCCACGGAAGCCTCCGTAGCGGACTAGACGCGAGCAACGCGGAACGTCGCCTGCCCCTTGACCACGTCGTTCACGGCGAGCGTGACCGACGAACTCTGCACGGTCGCAGCCGCCGAGAGCGCCAGCCCGCCGGTGATGGTGAGCGTGCCCGTCGCGCCGTCGGTGATCGGCGCAGAGCCAAGGTACTCGATGCTCACCTCGCGGCCCGTGTCGGTCGCCGACCCCTTGAGCGGGCGGTCCATCGTCAGCACGTTCGACCCCGCCGACTGGCCGAGGTGCGAGACGTCGATGGTGTCGTCGCCGCCGACGTTGTTCATTGAGTAGGTGATGCTCGTCACCGTGTAGGTGGTGCTTGCGAACACCAGATTCGTGCCTTGACCGTGGGAGGGCATGCGTTATTTCTCCAGCCAGAAGATGTCGTACTCTTGTCGGACGGTATACAGCGAGTTCTCGGCCCCATCGACGTCGACCAAATCGTCCGACTCGTCTTCAAGGGTTGCCTGCCGTACTTCTGTATTGTCGAAAATTCCGGCGTACCCATCCAGAACCTTTCGGCATTTGTCAGCGAGGTCGCGGGCGGCGTTGTAGGTGGTCGCGTAGACCAGCAACTCCATGGTCACGTTCGGGAGGCCAGACGGCCCTCCCAGCGTCGCGGTGCGGGTAATCCCAGCCCGCCGCCAGATGATGAGGGGGAACTGGATCGGCGTCGGGCCGACGTACCGCAGCGGGTAAATCCGGCCTGAGATCAAAGCCTGCACGGCTTGGTTCGCGACCAGTGCATTGCGGAGAACCGCCTCGGGGGATTTTAGCGACATTAGAACGGCCCCTGAGTTGCCTTGACCTGTGCCAGCAGTTCCTTTGCCGCCCGCTCAAACGACAGCGACAGTTCCTTGACCAGAAGCGATTCGACGCGTGATCGTGTCTGCTCCCACGCGGTGCGGACGGGAGGCCGCTTCGTGGAGCCGCCGACCGGCATTTTGCCCGTGGGCACTCGCAGGCCGTTCGCGGTCTTGCGGAACCGCTCCTGCGTGCCAAATTCGACGAGGCCTTGGTGGTAGCCGAGTTTGCGGTCGTCGAACGGCTCGTTCATCTTGCGACCGCTGCGGAAGCCGACGATGGCGATGCCCGTGCCCTGCCGCTTATACAACTTGGTTTTCACGGCGATGGCCCGCCGTAGGTTGCCGGTCTTTCCTCGCGGCGTCGTCGAGCGGAGTGCCTGCTTCGTGCCGCCTTGCTCCGCTGCCCGCCGGAGGCCCGCAGCCATGTGCTTCGCCGCAAGGTTACTCGGCAGCAACTTGAACTGATTTCGCGCCCGCTCAAGGCCGGGCACCTGCATCGTCACGCGGATGCCCGTTTCAGCCATTGTTCTTCTCCACGCAGATCGCTTCGTGTTCGCTGCGGTTGCCGTGTTCAAGCAGGCTCGCGATGTCGAGCGTCCTGCTGCGCCACGAGAACCGCATCTGCTGCGTCAGCCCCGGCAAGTACCGCATACGAACGCGATGCGTGATCTGGACGTTCTGCTGCCCGGCGAGCAGCGACTCTCGGGCCGACACGCCCTCGACGCTCGCCCACACGGCAGACGAGTTCGTCCACGCAAGAACCGTCTCGCCAAGAGCGTTGGTCGTGCCGCTCGCGACCTGCACCGTAACCCGCTCGCGGAGCGTGCCGGGGTCGATCATGCGTACGACCCCCAGCGTGCGGAGTCGAGCAGTGCCTTCACGCCGAACGGAACCTCGGTCGACCCAGTGGCGTCAGCCGCCATGCGCCGCTCGTACCACACGCCAACGAGCATGAGAATCGCGTTGCGGACGCTCTGCGGGACGCTGCCACCGTCGGCCCCTCGCCCCGCCCACCACGACACCGTGACGGAGTTGTAGTCCTCAAGGTAGGCGGGCCACGAACCGCCGTAGAGCGGCCGCAGGACGCCGGGGCGGCTGTCGCGGTCGACGCGGTAGGCGGTTGTCGAGAGGGTCGCGGTCTGCCCGTTTTCGTTGAGCGTGTAGGTGAGCGTGATCGCAGTCGTAGTGCCAGCGGTCGCCATCGGCGGCTTCGGCATTGCGATCTCGGGCGGGAACCCGTCGAGCCGCATGACGAGTTGCTGGTGAACCAGAGACTCGTCCATGTAGGCCTCGACCCACTGCCGCGCGGCCACGATCAACGACGACACGTAGGCATCGTCAGCGGTGCTGTCGATGCGGCAGTGCTGCTTCGCTTCCGCGAGCGTCACCGGCTCAACCGCTGGCGGGGTTACGACCTTTAGACTGCGGAAGTTCATGCCTTGCCCTCTGGACTTTGCGTGGCGTGTGGTCTGCCGACTCTGCGACCGGATCGACGGCTGCTGTCTCGATCAAGTCCATCTGCTGCTCGCGAACCGCACGCCCGTCCGCGATGAGTCTCGCGGCCACCGCGTCGTCGCACTCCACGACGTCGTTCACGCGATACGTGCTGTAGTTCTTCTGTAGTCTTATTTTCATGACTGGGGCAGGCTCCATGCAGAGTCGGGCCGCGCGCCCGCCGAGGTAAAATCGGAAGTCCACTGGAACACCGGCTTGCCAAGGTCTTTGCCCGGCCATGTCACGACGTACTCGCCGTGCCCCAGCACGACGCGCGGCGAGACATAAACGCGGTTGCCAGACTCCCGCCAATTGCGCCAGAACCAAATGTCATCGTCAGTCCTACCGTCATTCCACGAACCCTGCGGATCGGGCTTTGACCAGAACCACGGTTTTTTGCACCGCTTCAATGCAGCGGTCGAGATGACCGTGAGGCCGAAGTGTGCGCTGTCAACTTCCTGCACCGGCTCGGCGAACCACGCCGTCGGCACCGAGGTGGTGCCGCCTTCCGGCCTGTTGTCTAGCGTGCCCTTCAAGGTGAGCATCGGCCTGCCGTCCTCGCGTTTCGTCTGCAGGCCCGTCAGGGCATCACACTGAAACGTGAGGGCAAGAGCGAACAAATGCTCAACGTCCTCGCGGGTAAAAAATGTGTCGTAGTCGATGCACAGCAGGTACTCGGCCTTGTCAATCCACTGTTCCATGACACGCGTGTTGACCTGACTCCAGAATGCGCCGGTGCCCATCGTGGGACGGATGCCGAGGGGCATGAGAGCCTGTGCCCATGCGAAGTGGTTCGCAGTGAAACTCAAGCGAGGCATCGACAGGATTGCCTCGACGCGAACGTCAGCCTCAGTCTGTCCGACACGGACGATCATGCGTTGTCCTCAAAAAGCGAAGCGGCTGGCGGCGGGAAAGTCCCACTGCCAGCCGCTCACTGTGATCGCCTTGTCAAGCGTTAGGTCAGGCGTCGACTCGGACTTGCACGCCGCTTTCGGGGGCTGCGACAACGCCAGCCTCCGCACGACCCAACTGCACGACGGTCGCAACGACGCTGGCCGCAACCGGCGTGGCCGACACGCGAAGGTATCGCTTGCGACCGCGCAGGTCGATGTTCATCGCGACCACGTTGCTGTCAGCCGTCTTGCTGCCGCTTGTCGGGATCGCAAAACCGCCAGTGCCGTTTCCGACGAGCGACGTGATGTTCGCGAAGCCGCTGCCGCTGGCGTCCGACTCCTCGACCCTGCACGCCACGCAGATCGCGTCCGATGTGGCCGTGGTCGGCTCGAACACAACGTCGATGGACGCGTAGCCGAAGCCGAGCGTGTCGACGGTGTGCGTCGCCGTCTGCGAGGTCGTCGTGTCGCCGGTGCCGATCTTGGCCACCGTCTTGGTATTGGCGAGGTGAAGCATGGGGTCAGGTTCTCCTGGGAGTTCTAGGATTAGGCGGCGAACTTGAGGGCGACGAGCGGACCGGCCTTCGACGTGTTGCCGAGGTCGTGGGCGAGAATCGCCACGCGAGCCGTCGCAAACGTAAGGGTCTGGTCGAACTCGACGAACCGGCTGGTGTCGGTCTTGATCGTCACGGCACGCCGCTCGCCGTAGGTCGCGGCCTGCGAGAGATCACCGAACAGGCAGGCAACGCCGTTGGCGGTGCCGGTCAGGCGGCTCTCAAGGCTGTGGACAAGCCGCACCGGATATCCGAGGAACGACTCGGCGAAGCCGCCAGCGATGTCGCCCTTGCCGTTGCCGCCAGCGGCGGTCATCAGCCGGAGCATGGACGAGCCCCAGCCAGCCGGAGAGATGTACCACGCGGCCGACCGCCGAGCAAACAACGGCAGGCGAGCGACGCACGCGGTGAAGTCGCTGAGGGTCAGGTCGGCGAACACGTCGTTGTTCGTGGCAGCGTTTACTACAGACGCGGAGTGCGTGCCGTCGTTGATCGCGGTCGCCACGCCCACGACGCCGTGATAAAGACTCGACCCATCACCGACGAACCCGGCGTTGTCAAACGCTTCCGCGAATGACTGGGCCGTCTCAACGGCCATCGCATCAGCCAGGTCAATGATCGAGTCTTCGAGCAGCGAGTTCGGGACACGGTTGTCGATGCCCCAAATCTTCGCGACGAGTTGCACGTTGTCGAACGTCACGTCGCTGGTCGCCGGGGCTGCGTTCTCGCCGATGGGGCGAGCCGACAGACCGCCGGTGCGGCGGGCGATGACGAGCGTGTCGCTGTTCATCGACACGCGACGGGCGTACTGCGGGTAGGCACCGAATTCTTCGGTAAGGCGAATGATCTCGGATGCCATCTCATCACTTACGAGATAGCCGCCGAGCGAGTTGATACCGCCAGCCTGCGCACGGCTCTCGACGCCGTGGTCGCGGCACCACCGACGGGCCTCCTCGTCGCCAAGGACGTAGCCCTTGAGGTGCATGCCAGCGCGGTACGCACGCTCCTCGGCGTTCGGGCCGGTGAAGGCCTTGAGCCGACCAGTGGCACGCGGGATGGCGAAGTTGCGATTGTCCACGGTGTTCTCCTTGACCTCGGGGGCTTCGATCTTCTCGACGACCTTGGCTGGGGCGGCACGCTCCAGCACGGCACGCAGTTCGGTCTGCTTCGCAGCGACACGCTGGAGGAACTCGACCTGCTCGCGAATCTTCTCGGCGCGCTGCTCAAGGCTGCGGAGGCTGGCCTCCTGCTCCTCGGTCATCGCGGGCGCGTCGCCTTCGGCGGGCGACTCCGACATGGCTTCCATCTCGGCGACCACGGCGGCGAGTTCATCGAGCAGTTTCTTGATCTTGTCCACGTGAGTCGCTCCTTGTTCGGGGTGGGGCGGTTGCTGCCGCCCACTCCTTCGAACTTAGAACGCCACGCCACCACCCATCCAGACAAACAGCCGCTTCGTTTACTAACTAAGAAACGAACGACGGCGGATGCTGTCCGCTGGCACGATGCTCTTTGCGGTCGCGCCGCAGCACGGGCAGCGGAGGTATCGCGTCTGGTACTCGCCTCGCGATTGACTCGACACAACGCCAAGCCGACCGCGTCGACAGCGGTCGCAAACGTCTCCTGACTTAGCGGCCATGCGTGCGAAGGAACTCCTTGATTTCGCCAACCCTGCTGGCCGTGGCGGTGGCCTTCGCAATCGCCCGAGACTGCTGCTTGAGAAACTGGTCGTATGACCGCTGGGCAACCGACACGTCAGCGTCGGGGTACGCGGGGAACGTGACCGGACCAACGTCGATCAGCGAGTCGACGCTTGTGATGGTTCGAATACTGCGACCGTCCTCGACGCTCCACGACTCGCCGCCAGGCGCAACTTGGAACGAGAACGACGAGCCCTTGACAATTCCCGCCTCGATGTTGCTGGCGAGATCGCGGCCGTAGGTCGTGTCGGGTACGCGGAACTCGTACCGCAGGCCGATCTCGTCGACGTTCATCCGCAGCGTGCCGGGATAGCGGGCGAGCGGGAAGTTGGCGTCGTGGTTCCACAGCGCCCGCGTCTCCAGCGGCTTTTTGCGACCGCGACGCTCCGAGACGATGGAGAACGCACCGGGGTCCAGCCGCTCCACGAAGTCGCCGAGGTCGAGCGAGTTGACCCCAAACTTGGCGGCGTAGCCGACAATCCACCGCGACTCCTCGGAGCCCTCCTCGGCCCGCGACTCGACGCGGAGCAGGGGGAGGTCGGCGGACTCGTCTTCGTAGAAACTGCGTCGCTCGATCATGCTTCGGTTCTCCTTGTCTGCGGCTTCCAGTTGCTCGACCAGTTTGCGGCTCCACGCCCATCCGGGGTCGCTGCCCCACAATGCCCACGCGATCCGACCGTTGGACGGAAACCCTTCTTCACCCGGCCCCCAGCCCTTGCCTTGCTTGTCGACTTCGTGGCGGTCGAAATAGGCTTTCATTCGGCGGGCGGTGTCGGGGCTGATCGTCGTGCCGTTCGACAGGTCGCGGGCGCGGGCGATGCCAATCGCCGTGCCGCCGCGACCAAACTCGCGCCGCCAGTCCAACCCCTTCTGCGCCTCCTCGCGGACGCCTGCGGGCGGCGTGAAGTCGATATGGTCGTACTTACCCGCCACGCTTCCGCCCCTTTCGGTTCGGCTTGCTCTGTGACTTCTGCTCGACCGGAGGCGAGGGCAGCGGGTCGATCTTGGTGAGCGTCGCCACCTTGTGTCCGACCTGCGTCTCGGTCGCGCGCCACCCGCCGCTCACCTCCTCGTAGACCGTGATGAGGGCAGCAGGGTCTTCCTCGGTCGCGTCGATTTTGACATCAGTGCCCGGAACGTCGAGCGTGCCGTCGAACATCACGTGGTCGATCCGGCCGCGTGCCCGGCCGCCGGATGAATTCCACGAGGCAAAGTCTCCCTCAACGACTCCGTCGGGCTCGGCCCGCGCTTCGTTGCTCGCGGCCTCCGCGACGGGGGCGGGAGCAACAGGAGGCTCGGCTTGAACTGTCTCATTCACGCCAGCAAGGATCGCCGTGATCTGCTGCGCGTTGATGCTTGGGAACGACGCGGCGATGAGTGCTGCCGCACCGTCCTTCGTGATAAGGCCGGCGGGAACTTGTGAGACAATTGCAATGAGGCCCGTAATCTGCGCCCCGTTGAGTGACACGTCGGCGACTTGCGGAGCAGCCGAGGTCGCGTCCGCCCCGCCCTCGACCGCCTGCCCGTCGATGCCGCTGCCGGGTTGCTGCTGTGCCAGAACGTCGGTGGCGGTCGGGTCGGCACCCAGCGTGCCCATGTTGAGCGGGCGATACCGCTGGTCGCCGCCCTCGACCGGGTTGCGGTCTTCCAGTTCCAAGATGTCGTTCGTGGAAAGCGCACCGATGTCCCACATGGCACGATAGTACGACGCGCGGCTGGCGGCGTCACCGCGAAGCAGGCCGCGAACGTCGAAGGAGATTTGGTAGCGGTCGCGGCTCGCCTCGTCGGACATGAGGTCGCGGGTGAACGCCGATTCGAAACGTCGCAGCCACGGCAGGATCGTGTGCTGGACGAAGTCGAGGCCAGCGTGTTCGATGCTGCCGTAGCCACCGTTCATCACACCGAGCAGGTGCATCGGCACGCGGAACAGGCGCGCGATCTCGGCCAACTGGTACGACCGCAGTTCAAGGTACTGACTGTCCGTGTTGCTCGCGTACGGGATTTCAAACGGCTTGAGCCCGCCGGTGAGGACGGCAGTTTCGAATGCGTTGTGCGGCCCGCGATGCTTGCGGTTCCAACCATCCGCGAGTTCCTTTCTCGCAGTCGAGTCGAGATTGTTGTCGGTCGAGAGAATGAACCCCGGCCGCGCCCCCGCCCCGAAGAACCTCGCACCGTGAACCTCGCACGCTCTGGCGAGCGCGATAGCCTCGCGGCACTCCTCCACGACGCTCATGCCATGAACGCCGTCGTCACTCGGCCCGCGAATGTGGAGAATCTGCTCGTCGTTGTAGACGGTCTGGTTTCCCTTGGCCTCGCGGTAGGTGTACCGAAGCCTGCCGTTCTCCAGAGTCTCGACCTTCATGCGACTCGGGTGGAGCGGGATGATCTGATCGACCGAACCAGACGGGCCGGGCTTCAATTCGGAGTACGCGTCGCCCCACAGCCCGACGTGAAACACCGCCTGCTCCCGCCACTCGAAACTCGTCTGCCATGCGTTCGGCTGCGAGTGAAGTTTGCGGTAGAGCGGCAGTTCGCGGGCCTGCCGCTTGCCGCCAGTCTCCAGACGCTCCAGCACGTGCAGCGGCAGGCTGGCGACCGTTTCGCCGAGGATGCGAAGGCAGGAGAACACCGCCGCGACCATCGTCGCGTTGTCGGCCGTGATGCGCACGCCTGCGGGGCTGCGGCTCCCGAAGTCATCCCCGTCCCATGAACGCTCCTCGCCGGGGAGCCACAGAATCCGGTGCTGCGAGTTTGGAGCGATCATATCCAGAAAATTTCGGGGGTCTTGGTTGGCGTCTGATCGTTGCCCAGCCAGCACCCGATGGCCTGACAGAGTGCGACGATGCCGTCGATGCGTTCGGTGGACTTTGCCTTGCTCGGATAAATGTTGCCGAACTTGTCCTCGGCGACCGCAACATTGTTCGCACACCACGCAAGCACAGGGTGCCCGGCATGGCGGATGCGACCGCCCAGCACGTAGTTCTCCAAGGTCTTGGCTGGCGCGCTCATCGCGCGCCCGCCCTGTGGATATCCTCGCACTTCGACCCCGTCCCCTTGCAGCATATTCGCGAGCATCGCGGCGTTGTGCTTCATGTCCACAGCGACCTGCCTCACGTTGTATTGCTGGCAGATTTGCAGGATGTCGCGGTGCAGCACCGTGTAGTCGGTCACGTTCCCGTCCGTAGATCGAATATGCCCGTCCCGCAGGAACGCGTCGTACGGCACTTTGTCCCGCTGGATTCTGTCAACAAGGTTCGCCTCGGGGATCCAGAAGAACGGCAGCACGTCGATGGTCTGATCCTCGGGGTCGGGGCAGGCAAGGACGAGGGCCGTGAGGTCGTACGTGCTGGCAAGGTCTAGGCCCGCGTACACGGGGCGGTCGCCGAAGCCTCGCAACGCAACCGCGCCCGCCTCCCAAGACTCCGGCTTGAACCACCTAACGTCTGAGGTCGTCCAAGTATTCATCCGGTATCTCAGGAAAGCGTTGGTCTTTGACGGGCTCGCCTCGGCCTCGCGAACGTCTGCCGCGAAGTCCTCATGCTTGATCGTCACTCCCCACGACGGGTTCGCCTGCGGCCATACGTCGGCGTCCTTCCAATCGGCTCCCTCCTCCATCTCGTAGATGAGCGGGAAGAACGTGGGGTCGTGCTGCCAGTTTGCGAGCGTCGCCTTGGCGTAGCGGTACTGTTCGTGGCAGATGCTTCGCCGGTCGTAGCCTGCTGTTGAGATCGACACAAGGAGTGGCTGACTTCTCGCCGCGCCGCCGTACCGAAGCGAGTCCCATAAACGCCGGTCTTTCTGGCTGTGGAGTTCGTCAAACAGCAGGCCGTGAATGTTCAAGCCTTCCGCACGAAACGCGTCGGCGGAAAGTACGCGGTAGAACGACGCTTCCTTGCGGTACGCGATCGTGCGGCGTGAGTCGACGACTTCCAGCACTCGCGAGAGTTGCGGCGACGCCCGCACCATGCTTGCCGCTTCTCTGTAGACAACCGAGGCTTGTTCACGATCCGCAGCCGCGCCGTACACTTCGGCACCGTTTTCCCCGTCCATGACAAGCAGATAGAGGCCGATGCCCGCGAGGAGCGTCGACTTGCCTGACTTCTTCGCCGTTGAGATATACGCCACGCGATACCGCCGCGTGTCGTCTTCAACGCGGAGCCAGCCGAACAACTCGGCGATCAACTCCTGCTGCCACGGCAACAGGTCAAACGGCTTGCCAGCGAACCGCCCCTTCGAGTGCCGCAGCCAGCCGCCGAAGAACTCCAGCGCGTGATTCGCGCGCGTGATGTTGAAGTACCAGTCAAGCCCCTGTTCGATCGCCTCGCTTTTTGACGTAGGCTGCAACCGGGTCTTCGACAAGGCTGTCATGGATCGTCACCTGTGACCTACTGCTCGGCGTCATGCCGAACTCCTGCTGAAGCCGCCGCAGGTCGGTTGCGAGGTTCTTCTCGTCGACTGCCCACGTGAACGGCTGCGTCCATTTGATGCGGAGTTTTCCGTCGGTACGTGTCGGGTCAACCTCGTACGAGACATTGTCACGGCCGAACTGGTCGCACTTCGCTTTCGCACGCATCCAGTTCGCCCACGTACGGCAATAGAGAACCCACGCGTCAAGGTCGGCCTCCGTGAACACTCGCATCCGACGCAGCACCGGCACCGACCGCTTCCACTTCTTGACAGCGAGCGAGTCGTCGGCGATCTCCTCTGGGGGCTCGAAATCATCAACCAACTCGGGCGTCGGCTCCGCGTTGTTGAGCGGTTCCTTGCTGGGGTTGCCGCGAATGTATTTGAGGATCGACGGTTCGGGTGCGGGGCCACGCTTGCCCATAGTTTGGCTCTCTTTTCATTATTGTCCGCAGACGTTTCCGAGCAGTTTGTTCGCAAGCATCATCGCCCTTGCGATAGCCTGATCCATGTCATAGTAGCGGTATTCGCCGAGCCTACCGGCGACTATCAATCTGTCGATGCCATCAGCACGGGCCCGGTACTCTCCGTAGAGCCGCGCGTTCGCGACATCGGGGAACGGGTACTCGTACTCTGAAGGATCGCTTGGCGAGAACGGTGTCTCGGTCGTCACGACAGACCCAGTAATTCTGTTCGCTACGTCCGGTTGCATCATGTGCTTCCACTCTAGCGAACGAATATGCGACCCGCCAAAATGAAGTGGGTTGTTGATCTGCCCACGTCGCTGAATGAAATTGGCGTTCGGGTAGTATTCGTGGCGCCGCCTCTGACCGCGGTACTGAAGTCGCCCAAGGTCAAACCCAAAAAACTCGTCGATGGGGCCCGTAAACACAAGGCACTTGCGGGCCGATATTTCGTCGCGTCGCCGCAGGTAGTCGTAGTTGAAGACAACGGGGATTCCGTCGAACATGCGGCGAGTCCAAGCCGCGTACCCGTCCGACGGAATCCCCTGGTGCTTGGCATTTGGCGTCAGCCTTGCGTCGCCGTTACGGCGAACGTCGAATCTTTTGCACAGGTCAGGGCCGAGGGACGTACACGGCACACCCCACTGCTTCTCGTTGTATTCCTTGACGAACTGCTCGTAGATCGCACGCGGCATAAGCGACAGCGCCGCTTCCTCAAGATTCGTAGGCACGCCTGTAAACTCGGACGCCCACTCGTCGCCAATTCGCTTACGGATATGGTCGGCCTGAATCGGCCACGCCACGAGGTCGCCGCGAATGTCGGACAAGATCGCGGCCTCGTACTTGTAGAACTCTCCGAACCGGTTAGCCCACTCCCAGATTCGATCGCTTGATGTTCGGAAATAATGCGGCCCGTACGTGTGGATACGGATGCCCGAACTATGAGCGTGGTCATGAACGTTTCCTCCAACGTGCGAACGCCTGTCAACCACAAGCACGTCGCGACATGCATCGGCCAGCGTGCGGGCTATCACCGCTCCGGTAAGGCCTGAGCCGACGACGAGGTAGTCGACCTGCATCACGCGGTCCTTGGCTTGCGATACTTCTCGTCGAGGATCACAGGGCAGGCACGACTCCACTGCACCATGTGGTGAATCCTTCGATGCTTGTTCCCCATTGCAGCGATCTTGACGCACGACGGGGCAACAAGGACCGAATAAAACGACTTGATATACGTCCCCATTTCCAGGTAGATGTCCGTGCAACCTCCAACCTCGGCCTGAGTCTGCGGCTGCCAGAGACGAAGCCTCGGTATCGTGACGAACAGTTCGCCACGTCGCCCGCACTCGACATAGAGATTTACGTCGTCGTTGACCCGACCGCGAAACGTCACTTCTGCGTCGGCTCGAAAGAAGAAACTATTCATTGCTTTGCGGGAAAACTTCCCTTGCTTAGCGAGTTTTGCAAAACGCCCCTCGCCTCCACCAATAAAGTCGCCTCCTTGTGCGAAGGCGACAGAGGTAGCACCGGAGTCGTCTAAAAAGTCGAGGCAGGCGTCGAGAATCGGGTCAAGGCGGCGAGTCACGACATTCGACGTGATGTAGTCGCCGTCGTTGTTCATCGCCCACCCGAATTGCGGGTAGTCGTCGTCGAGTTGCCAGAAGTGAGTCAGGCCGAGTTCGCGGGCAATGATGAAGTTGTAGTTGCGAGCGAACACGACAGAGTTGCGCTTGCCGTAGTTGTCGCAAGCATCGACCGACTTGGCGACCTTCTTCTTGTCGAAGACGATTACTTCGTCGCCGTACTTTTCAAGGTAGGCGTCGAGTTGCTTGTCCTCGTCGTCGACGAGCAAATAAATCTTGCCGGTGTACCCGCCTTTCTTGAGGGCATGATACGAAAGCACCCTGTCAGCGCGACCGTGCGTAAGAATAAACGTCGCGAAGTTACGCTTCACTCTCGGGCTCCTTCTCGTCTGCGTACACGGCGTCGAGAGCATGACCGAGCCGAGTCCAGCCGTTCTGTATCGCCTTATCGAAGTCAACGATTACGAGAGCGCTGTCTTCCATGAGTTGCTGAACGTCGACCGACGAATGAGCGTAGTAGTTGGCAATTTCCTGAAAGTTGAAGACGACGTGTCTGTAGGCCGCTGCTCGCAAGAAGTGCTTTTCGTCATCGAGCATGTCGGCCGCGTCGATGCCTCCAAGAAGTTTGCGGCACTTCGAGTCATCGTATATCTCCGACAGGTCGGGCTTCGGGCCCGTGACTTCGTAGGGCGGCACCGTCACCTTGTCCGTGTACGGGTTCTCGGCTTCCTCGTCAGACTCGTCGACGGCGGCCAAAGACTCCAACACCCCCGCTTGCAAGGCAGTCGCGTCGAGTAGTTCCTGAACGGCTTCGCTCTTGGCGTCGATTCCCTTGAGCAACTCCTCCAACTTTGCGGAGTCGGAGTCAGCCATCGCCGCAAGTGGGTCGAGGGTGGCTAGAATCTTGTCGGCCTCGGCCTCCGTCACGTCGAGGATCAGCACGGGCACCTTGGCGTCGGCGACCGTCTCAGCCCGCAGGTGGCCGTCGATAAGCATAAGAGAGCCGTCGGGCAGTTCGCGCGCGAGGCAAGCGTCGGCCATGCCGATCTCGGCCAAGACGCCGCGGAGAGCGTCTTGCTGGGCCTTGGGATGCGTTCGCCAGTTCTTCGGGTTCGGGAGCAGGTCGCTCGCGGAGACGACGCGGAGTTCCTTTACCCTGTTTTTGATCTTCATGAAAAAATCCTTTTTTCGGCCGTAAACGCGTAATAATGGGGGGGGGCCAAAAACTCCCGGCCACGTCAGCCTA